TTTGGAGTCATATCTTATATTTATATATTATAATAATATGCAAAGATAAGAAATGATTCCCAATTAGTTACTTTATCCGTTTATTGTGTGCCATATTTTGCTGGTAGGATGCAAGCAGTCAGGGTCTTGCAGATACTCGATAGCCATCAAAACCACCATTTCCTTCAACTCATCAGCATCTTTGCTATATCGCTCCAGCATCACATGATGGTCACTTCTCATCAGGTTCATAGTAACAGCCAAATCATGGATGGTGTAATCAGAAATATCATCCTGATGCTTGTCGAAAGCCGCCTTTATCTCTTCATCCGAGAAGAAAGGAGCCATGTGCTTTGTTCCGTCAGCATCCTCATACCACATCTTGCTGATAGCATCATCGGCAAAATGCTTATCGAAATGTTCTTCACTCAACACTCCATACACCATCGCACAAAGATGATGTACTTCATCATCACTCAACTTGAAAGAGAGACACTTGCCGATAGCCTTAGCTATAGCCAACATCTGTTCAGGAGCCATTTCCTGCTGATACTTTTCTACAAACTCTACGAAATTCATACCTATATAATTTAAAAGTTTATGATGCTGCAAAGATACCAATATCTTAAACGCAGCACCATAAACTCGTAGATATTTCTGTAGCTATCTGAATATCAGACAAGTACAGTTACGACAAAAACACCTCCTTTCTTTATTCGTCCTTAAATTTGGTTCTCTTCTCTCCACCCCTCGTCCAGATGTCGTTTTTCTTGCGTTTCGCCACCTTTCCGATAACGTCATTCTCGTAAAGTTCGGGCTTATTCTCCCTACCTTGGGTCTCTGAAGCAACACCACCATTCGGGTTGCCACCTTGGCTGGCATCAGGTTTCCCATTGCCATACCATTCCTTGTCACTTGGTTTGTCTGCAATCATAACTATAAACTATAAATTATAAACTAAGCAGCAAGCGGTGGGTTCTGTCCGTCAGGACTCACTCCCTGACCGCTCATCATCTGCTGCAACATCGCCTGAGCCTTCGGATTGCTCTGTGATGCCTGAGCAACTTGGGCTTGAAGCTGAGGAGAGAATCCTTGTGGAGTCTCACCATTCTGAATGGCTTGCTGGTTAGATGCAACCGATTGCAACAACTCCTCTCCAAATGGGAAATCTCCTACTTGCAGCAACTGCTCCAGCGTGATAGCCTGATTCTGCCACAAGGTCATAAGGAACTCATTCGCCATCTGTCTGTATACTGGAGTAGCTGTACTTTCCGTGATGTTGATGTCAAACTCAACGTCTCGTATCTTCTTAGGGTCATAGTGCACAATCTGTCCTGCCCTACCAACAATATTGAAGTTGCGAGCCACATCGTAGTACTGCTGCATATTCTTAACGGTCTTGTAAGCACCATCAATGATGAACTGGCTGAAAGTCTCCAAAATATCAAGCAGCGACATGGTAGCATTCTGTGTCTGCTGGGCATAGAGCGAACCACTCGTACCTGATACTCCTGGTTTACCTTGTAGCGCACCATTCACTCCCGATATATCCTCAAAGAACTTCAACTGATAGCTGAGCAAATCACCGATACCGATGTTCGTAGAGTTGTTCGACACTTGCTGAGGAACCTGACCATGATTGCTCGGCTTATATCTCACAACTCCGTTGAACCTACTCCACTCATCACAGAAATCATCCCAACTCATATCATCAGGTAAGCAATCATCTGGACAGAGCAGCACACCCTTGGCACTCGAACGCATGATGAAGTCGTACATCGTGATAAGTCGGTTCACGTATCTCTGCTGGTCAATCACATCTTCCACGAAGCTGCGAATCTCACCATCAATAAACGGAAAGAACTTAAAGCAGTATGGATGCTCACCATGAGCATAAGGGGTCTCGCCTTCTCTAAGAATATCACCGAAAGGAGAAAGGTAGTAGAAATGCCAGTAATCATCCATAAACCACTCAGCATCAATCAGAGGAATATCCTCTTCCAGCATGCCAGCAGCCATACCTCGCCTGATTCTGTCTCTGTTCTCTGCATCTACAATATCAGCCTTATCCTCAATGTCGATTTTGAAATCATCGCCATTGTTGTAGTCGTGGCATCGGTACCTTGGCTTACTCTCCTTTCGCCAAACCTCAATCACTCGGCAGAGCGAAGGGTTGGCAGGATTCATAAAGTCGATGGTCTTAGGGTCGAACTCACCGAATCGCTGAGTGCAGTCTGCAATCACGAAATCTCGGTTAGCCGCCAACCGGTATATCTCCTTCAACTTCCGAGCTTCAGCAGGAGACTTGGCAAACTCTCTCAGCACGTTGCCGATGGTAATGTCATGCACCTCACCCAAGCAACTCACGTCCCAACCACGAAAATCCCTCATATTGTTGTCAACGAAGAAATTGTTCGGGTTCACGTAGTCCGTCCAGCAATCCAACCTACCTCTTCGCCATCCATACTTTTTCTTATAGATAGCAGCACCGCTTATCAGGAACTCTTCCATGGTTCGGGCATCCAGTTCCGTCTCTCGGTTCAGTTGTCGGTTACATTGCAGTACCACACTCATGGTCTCGCCATATTGCTTTTCATCCTTATCTCTAGCGTTACATGTTGGTTCCTTGCTCTGAGAGCGATACACACCCAGCACATTCTTCACCAATCTACGGATAAGGTTGTTCTTTAATGGTTCGCTACCCTGCTCACGGATATAGTCTTCCTCCTTGATACGCTTTTTAAAGCCACACTTGCTTTTGAACTCAATGGTATCTCCCCACTGGTCTCCATAGCAGTATCGCTTGCTTCTCTGTCTTCGCTTTCGGAAGTTATCCATGTTGTTATAGTATCGTTGAGCCTCTAGCAAGATAGAGAAGGCACGCTCATAAGGCTTGTCAAATCGGTTCTTGGATGCCTTCACGCTATCCAGTTCTTCCTTGTCAAGTACCCTACTCAACGATAGCAGTTTGGTTTCTTCTTTCTTCTTTGCCATAATTTATGATGTTGTAGGTTCAACAATATGTGCCAACTTTCTCGCTACACCGAGGAATCCGCTTGCAGTATCGGTATCGCCAAGACTGACACAAGTGAGATAGCCAGCCATGTAGAGAATAGAATCTTTCAGGATGGAAGGCAAACTGATTTTCTGTTCGGTAGTGATAGATGGAACCTGAACGTAGATGAATGCCAATGTAGCATCCTGCTTTTTACTAGTATATAGTTCGATACTCTTGCCGTTAGCCGTATGCACGATAGCCGCAATCGGTCGCTCAGGATTTCCCCTAACTCCATATTTGCAGTTCTGATACTTGTAGGCATCATCACTCTCTGAAATGATTGTAGCAGGACGGTTCCAGCCTTCTGCCTTCACAGAAAGGATTCTCAGCATATCGGTAGGCAAAACCATCTTACCCACGTAATAGCCGCCATTGCTATCCGTCCACGTTACAGCATTCGTACACGAAGTACCTTCCACCATATCCTCAGGAGCATCCGAAAGAATGATTCTTGCTGCATCTACGATTTTACTCTCAATAAGTTCTGCTTGCGAGAGTGTATCAGAATCGCTAGGAGCCAGCAAGCCAGCAGACTCTTGGTTTCTATCCAAGAGCACCTTCACCTCTTTCACTAAATCAGATACAGCATATTCTACCATTACTCCAAACCTTCTAGTTCAACACCCTTTTCTTTAGAAATAGCCAAGATGTCTTCCTTGGTCTTCATCTTGGAACGGCTCACACCATAGGTCTCAGCCAGATAGTCCTTGGCATCCTCAACATCTGTCACTACGTGGGTCTTCTTCTCGTCAGCCACTTTCTTCTTTGCCTTGGCAGCAGCCTTCTTCTTGGCTTCAGCAGCTTCCTTCTTCTCGTCAATACTCTCCACCAAGAAGAACTTGTCGTTGAACCAATAATGAGACTCGATAGCCTTCTGTACCTTTGGGTCTCTTGTCATATAGATACTACAGCCCATAGTCTTACCCTCAAAGACGATACGCATTCGCTCGTCACCTACCATAACGCTGAATGCCAAATCAGTACCTGCTTGATATTTATTAAACATGATTATACCTTATTATATATGTGTTACTAAAAAAGGGATGGGGCTAGTGCCCACACCCCTCACTATTTGATGAATAAATTTGCAATTCTACCTGCTTTTAGGCAGCAGCCTTGATTCACTCTATATCAGAAGAGTCATCTGTTGCAGGAACCGCAGCAAGGCGCATACGAGCGTGTGCCTTAGGGTACTTCAAGTACAGACAAGCTACCTCCTGAATAACTACTGCATCGGTGTTACGGATGCCAGCCTTCTTCAAGTCGAGCACGTTACGTGTCCAAGACAAGTGTACTCGCTTAACCAAGAACTCAGGGTCAAGAGCAAAGCCGCAATCGCTCATACCGAAGATGTCAAACAACTCAGAGTGAATCATCAACACCTCACCGAAGTCAGTCTCCCAACTCTTGAACTTCAAGTTCCAAACCTCAACGGTGTCCTTCAAGCGGAACTTGTCAGAATCAATCTTACTGAATGCGCTCACGAAGTCTGAACCAGCGATAATCACCTTGCGCTTGTTGCCGATACCAGTACCCACGAACAAGTCCTTGGAAATATCAACCAACTCCAAGTCTGTAATCACTCGCTCATTCTTACCATAGCCCTTCTTAATATCGTCAGCAGTAGCAACATGACCTACCTCAATGTCCTTACCAGCCATCCACCAAATACCCTTGGTAAACCACTGGGCAGAGTTGTTCTTGGTAGTATGCTTGATACAAGCCATATCACCGAAGAGATAAGTACCTTCCATCGCAAGACGCATATCATAGATACTATCCTCCTCGATGTCAGAGAAATCCCAGTCTACTCGCTTAGCAGCAATCTTATTAAAGGTACTCTCCTCAACCTGAATCATGAAGTTCTGGCAGTACTGAATCTCAGAATCAGGAAGGTTGTTGAAACGACCCGTCTGAACGTCCAACTCACCGCAACTCTTCGCCATACGGATAAGTACCTGCCCCTTCTTTAAAACAGGAATGCCGATAGCCTGCTTGGTGACCAACTCGCCATTTACAGCATACACAATAGGATAACCCTCTGTATCTTTACCGCAAACGCAAAGTTCCAAATCAGGAGTAGGAGCATCTGTAATGGTTGAATAAGCAACACCCTTATAGTTTGTAATCGCCTTCACACCTACCACTCGGATGGTATCATCCAGAGTAAACATTTCAGGGTCTTCTACCTTCAATACCATAGATGTACCAGTACTCTTCATGGTATCCTCCTTGACGGTTGTCTTGATAGGACGTGTACCGATACTCCAATACTCAACTACAAACGAACTAGCAGACTTGGTTGTCGCATAGCGTGAAATCTGGTCAACTGGAGTAGCCATCGGACGAATCTTGGTAATCTTGTCGTTGATGTCGTTCTCATAGAACTCCGTGCCATTCTCGTTATAATGCTCTCGACCCTTGCCCTCAGTAGCAATACCATCATCCTGACGAGCCGCACCGCCATTGCCAGCATCATTGGCAGCAGTAGCACCACCAGCTTCCGCAGCGTGACCACTCTCGGTAGTACCGCCATCAGGCAGAGCCGCCTCAGCCATGATAACCTGACCATTCACTCCAAAAATAACTGCCATGATCATCAGAAAGACGGAAAGCAGCCGATTAAATGTACTTTTCTTCATTGTTATCCTAAATTAATTAAACATTATATATTATCTTTTTACCTTTTCTCATTATCGAATGTGTGTTCTCTTCTCGTTGCCACGCTGCCAGATATTACCCCTACGTGATATTCTACCAACAGCACCAAGGTCAGGCTGATTATCCGTAGGCTTGGTCTCCGCATTAGCGGAATCAAGGTCAGCAGTACCATCGCCCTTCTTTCTCAGTTCAAGGTTCTTGACGTGCTTGCTGTTCTTGCCACGAACCTCACCCTCATGGGCTGCATCAGCCACATCAGTATCATGGTTCTTAGCCTTAATGAAAGCTGTAATCATTTCCTCGGTAAACTTACCAGTCACCACATTACGCATAGTCTGAAAACACTGGTCGATAGCATCGTTCACAGCTTCCTCGCCATACTTCTCTTCCAACTTGTCGAAGACCGCATAGCTGGAAGGCATGTTCTTGTCATACTCCTCCTGCAATTTCTTGCCGTTGGCAGCATTCTGCAAGAACTCCGACTGAGCCGATGCAATCTCATCTGCATTGTCAGGGTCTGAATAGTAATCAATGGCATCCTCGCCATGGGTACGAATCAACTCGGCATAAGGACTCTTGCCAGCCTTCATCGCCTGAAGGAAGGTAGCCGCCTCAGGGTCACTACCCAGCCAATCGCCCATCGCCTTTTCGTTATCCTTGTAACCCTGCAAAGCCTTCTGGTCAGCATCATAATCATCATTGATGGCTCCATACATAGCTTCATCATCCGCATACTCAGTATCAGGATGGCGGGTCTTCAAACGCTCCAAAGCCAAGTCTCTCTTGGTCTTGGTATCTTGCTGTTTTGCAGCACCAGCATTCTGCTCAATATTTGTATTTTCGTCCATATATATATGTGTATATTTATAAATCAATGCCCAAAATTAATACTTTTTTCCGATTTTCATCTTTTATCCGTTAATTTAGTCTAATCGGATGCGACTAATTCAATATTTTTTTGTATATTTGCAGTGTCAGATATGAAATATAAGGATTCACGATGCTATTATATACAGGAACGTGATGCTGATTTATTGAGGGCTTACAAAGAAATTATTAATGTAAGAGACAATATCAGACTCTCAGAGATTGAGGAAAAGCTAGCCAAATCTCCGAGCAGAAGATTTTGGGTTTCAGAAGACCGTGCTTATATAGTCATATTAGACTTACTGAAAGGAAAACCTCTTGATAACATGATTCCTACCCGAAAGGAAATGTATCAGGAGATTTACAGACGATTCCAGATTCATAAGAGTAATGAGCCATATCTCAGTAATATGGATATTATCAAACGTGTATGTGCTGAAAAAGCACCCAGTTTCTATTTGACTCCTCAAAGCATACACGTAATTCT